GCAGGATTATTGAAGATCTTAGCATTCTTCTTGTAGTAAAATTGCTTCATGGTTAGAGTCTTGACGGGGTCTCTATAACAGTTAAATGACTATAAATCTCCATTAGAAAAGAAGATCTTAGAACAAAAGCTGATTTAGTGGAATTAGCCGACTTTAATTTATTAGTGCTTAATTACTTGACCTGCTCCCACTGAAATCTAGAGATTTTTCTTTGACGATGTTCTCTTCTTGACAATTCCAACATACTATTGAGTTAGTGATTAATGCGTCCAGTCTGCTGTGTCATCGCCAGTCTATACCCAGAAGAGTTGTAATACATGAACTTTAAAATCACAGTCGAAAACCCTCCATTTCTTCCAAAATTATTTACTCATCATAGGAATGGTTTCAACGAGACGTGTGGTATAATTCATGACGCGTTTGTCTCCAATGTGATATCGGGGATCATTGATATCTCTAATGAGTTATTAGTTCTGTGCATAAATTCCTCGACAAGCCATCAGGAGCTATGCGATATACATACATTAGTAGCTGTCAGAGAAATCTGTGTTCATCAATGTAGTGCCTGTTGCGTCTCCACTAGGTGTACCGCCAATTCCAGGTATCACAAGCAAGTCAGTAAGTGGCTTATATCTTTGGTCGCTTACTCCAATAGCTTTCAGCATTTTTTCATCATGAACTTGTTGGATGTCGGGCATATGAATGATATAGAAGTTCTAAAAGCATCCAAGACTGAAACGGAAGTATTATACATATTACTACACACTTTTAGTGAAAAGGTTAGGGTCTTTTTAAATCCAGCGGCGTATCAAGCGTTAAAGAATCCTTAGATAAAAAGGCATTTTGATATCGACTAGAAACTTACGTATGGCATATTTCTGATTACCTTAAAAGGCTGAGCCGTCCTTGCTGACACTTTTCCATTATGACGAGATATTTTTTTTGATTAGTTATTTGAACTATTTCTTTGTCAGTCCTTGCACAAATGATGGATTAATTTATTTTTAAATTTAAAAGATAATGCCTTGTACACATTGAATTAACCCAATCTCAGTTGATCCATTTATGGCTCTGGGCCTTTATGCTACATTATGAATCAATCCCTAGTTGTCTATAAAAGCTAACTTTTATTTATCTTACGGTTAAATTGTGTTCACTTAGCCAGATTTTACAAAGACGTCGTAGACTTTCATGTTGACTAATTGGCCGGAAGCATTTTTAGTGAGATTGATGAAATATTTCAACTTCTTTTAAGTGCCATAGCTCTTTTGCGAGATTATTCGTTTAATAGGATCATGTGTCTCAATTATTTATTAGAGTCTTCCACTATTTTAAATTTAAGCAAGCTTCTACATGTAAAATTAAACACGTGCTTACATCATAGGTCGCATACATTAGATATAATTCTAGTCTTGAGTGACTTTAGAGACAAAGAGTCGGCAAAATAGAGCATAGATCAAGTTAGTTATTGATTTGCCAAATTAATATTATTGTTGTTTTCGATGTTGATCAATAACATCATAACCTGTAGGTACGGATAAAACGTCTCTTTGCATTGGTCGATATCCGGTTTTACATGGGGTCATAGCCGGGCCTATTTATGAAAGTTTAGTCACTATTTTGTTTCTCAACTATATATAGAAAGCTTGGTTATAACGGGGTGATTGCATACTGGGGTGCATTACTTATAGCTCATTGTAATTCCAAGGTTTTTAGACATAGTAATTCTTCTTCAATATAGCGTTGCCATAATTGATTCTCTATTTCACGGTCTACTGTTAAGTCTTTTTAACTAATGATGTGAAATATTAAATCATGCCTTTCCTTGTCTACCAGGTATTCAGCAACCTGCAGCCATCGATTCCCAACTCTTTTCCTATTGCAGATCTCATCTTCTATCTTTATCTTAATTATCTCTAATTTGCAGAGGTATATAATTATAATTCATCAATTCCTTTAACAACATTGCGCATGTCATCTTCATGGTCTTATTAAATTTGTTAAGAAATTACTTATAATTGCCTAGACTTAATCTAGCTGATCTATTTGAGTTTCTTTTATAAATATTACCTATTCTCAATCGATTAGATTTTTGCCAGTTAGATCAACTATTGGCTCACCCAAAGTTATAAGTCTTATTTCCTCTTTGTTAAACTCATCTCTCTAATGATTTGTTATAAAAGTTACTGGTGCGTTCTCTTGGTTTTAGGCAAAGTTTTCAATTTACCACAGACAAGACGGTCAGACTAAAGCCTAAGACGATCAATTTTAAGCTGAGACTGCCAGGTTTTCTTGACAAAAATGTACTCACGTTTAACTGGCTATACTAGACGCTTCAGTTACATGTGTATTTAACGAGGAAATACCAGAAACTTCTTGTAACATGTCTTGAACTTTAGTGTATTG